CAGGTTACAAGTTTAGTTTGCAGCTTGGCAGAACAATAGGTGGCACAAGCGATATTATGACGGTTGGTATTCGTACTGCCGTAACAGGTACACCTTCAGGTTCAGCTATTGGCTCACTTATTTTTTATGATTTGACTAGCGGAGTGTAAGGATGTCCGAACGTAAAAGACGCACCCTTGCCCTCGAACTCACAACGGCAAACCAAGATGTGTATACAGTCCCTGCAAGATTTACCAGCGACGTAAACAGCATCTATATCAACAATGCCTCTAGTTCGTTAGTTACGTTTAGTTTGGATTGGTATCAAGCATCAACAACAACGTACCACACCCTTGCTGAAGCAGTGGAACTTCCCGCGAACTCCCTGCTTCAAATCACAGACTACCCCTTGTTCCTGAACCCCGGCGACAAGGTTCGCGGATTAGCCAGCGCAAATAGTTCCGTAAATATTTCAATATCCCTTGAGGAGTTTTTCGAAACTTCCTTGTAAACTGCCTATAAGGAGAATACCAAATGGCAATCACAACTGCAATGTGTACCAGCTTTAAGTCTGAGCTTCTAGGTGGCTTACACGATTTAGACACAGACTCACTTAAAATTGCTCTCATCAAAGCGTCCCCATCAGGAACCTATGGTGCGGCAACAACTAACTACTCAGACGTGACAGGAAATTCAGACGAAGCATCAGGTACAGGCTACTCTGCTGGTGGACAAGTCTTAGACGGTGCGTCTATTTCAGTTAGCGGTACTACTGCCATCGTTGACTTTACTGATGAAGTATTTTCAAACGTAACTGTATCAACTGATGGTTGTATTATTTACAATACAGCAAACTCTAACTCTGCAATTGCTGTTATCGACTTTGGTGGAACTGTTTCTGCTACTGCCGGTGACTTAACAATTGAATTTCCTGCTGCTGACGCATCTAATGCTGTAATTCGCATAGCTTAGAAAGTAAACCCCCGTGTCCGTTACCCTAAACCAAGCTAATTATGGTACTGGTGTCTACGGCACTGCACGGTATGGCGAATACTTTGTAACTATAAACACTGGAGTTGGTGCCGTAGGGTCTGTAGGCTCTGTTACAGAAAATGTTAGTGAAGCACTGGCAGGTGTATCCGCTACAGGCACAGTTAACACAGTTAATACAACAGTAGATGCTAGCACTACGTTAACCGGTGTATCCGCTACAGGCACAGTTAACACAGTTAATACAACAGCAGATGGTACTACTACATTAACAGGTGTTTCTGCTACAGGCACAGTTAACACAGTTAATACAATAGCAGATGGTACTACTACATTAACAGGTGTTTCTGCTACAGGCACAGTTAACACAGTTAATACAATAGCGGATGCCAGCACTACGCTGACCGGAGTATCTGCTACAGGCATAGTTAACACTGTCAGTACAACAGCGGATGCTAGCACCACGTTAACAGGTGTTTCTGCTACAGGCGTAGTTAACACAGTTAATACAATAGCGGATGCCAACACTACGCTAACCGGGGTATCTGCTACAGGCACAGTTAACACTGTCAGTACAACAGCGGATGCCACTACTACTTTAACAGGCGTATCAGCTACAGGCTCTGTCAATACTGTCGGTATAGGTAATAGCACCACACTGACAGGGGTTTCTGCAACTGGTTCGGTCAATACTGTTAACACTACTGCAGGTATTAGAGTAGCAATAACCGGCGTATCTGCTACGGGTGTTATTAACACTGTCAGTACAACAGCAGATAGCAGTATTACACTAACAGGTGTGTCTTCTACAGGAACAATTGCTCCAGTAGTAGTTGGTGGATTTGAAGTAGATGTTGGTGAGACTATTGCTTCTGGCGTAGGTGCCACTGGTGTAGTTAATTCTGTACAAGTTAACTTGACGGAAAAGCTTGCAAGCGTATCAGCAACAGGTTCTGTTAACACTGTTACTACAACAGCAGATGGTAGTAATACACTATCAGGAGTATCTGCTACAGGTTCCGTTAACACTGTTAGTCTAACAGCAGATAGTAGTATTACACTATCAGGAGTATCAGCTACTGGTTCCGTAAATACAGTAATAACAAGAGTAGGTGCCACTACGGTATTAACCGGAGTATCAGCTACTGGTTTTGTAAACACGGTTAACGAAAAACCAACTGAAGCATTAGCCAGTGTATCAGCTACAGGTTTAATAGGCTCTGTAGGTATTAGTAATACTGTTACGATAACAGGTGTTGCAGGTACTGGCTCCATAGGTTCTGTGGGTGTTGGCAACAGTGTTACACCAACTGGAGTTGTAGGCACTTTTTTCATAGGAACTGTGACGTACTCAGGAGTGCAGTTTGACTACAACGCGGTTCGCGAACTGTACGACAGACGACGTACTGCAACAATAGACAGGGCAGCTTAAAAATGCCACTTACAACTTACGAACGAACAATCAACGTTCCTCAAGAAACACGGGTTGTTGCGGTAGAAAGTATCGGCAACAGCTTTACAAGAACAGTCTACGTGGAGTAATCTATGTCATACAAATGGCCTTTCAAAGACCCCGGAGAGACGCTCGACTACAGCATGGACTGGTCGCGCTTTCTTGGTGCCGCAACCATCTCCACAGTCGTCTGGTCTGTGGAAACCGACGACTATTCCACCCGTACTATCTTGGCTTCGGGTCAGGACCTGACTACCGCATCAGGCGGAGCAACCACTGACAGTATCCAGAATGTGTCCCAAACCCAGACCAACACGGTTGCCACCATCAATATCGGCAGTGGAGTAAACACCAGAGACTACACGTTTTACTGCACGATGACAGACACCACAGGCAGCACAGCTATTCGCTCCGTTAACCTCAAAGTAAGGACCCGGTAACTATGGCCTATGATTATCTCAGCTTAACTAACGATGTTGCCAAACGCCTAAATGAGACGCAGTTAACCTCTGCGAACTTTGCGTCAGCCACCGGGTTTTACAGCGCAATCAAAGAGGCTGTGAACTCTTCTATTCGCCACATCAATCAAGCCCATTTTAGCTGGCCTTTCAATCACAATACGTATCAACAAACTTTGACTGCGGGGGTTACTCGATATCCTATCCCTTCCCAAGCAAAATATGTTGATTTTGATACCTATCGGGTTCGCAGGGACGCTACTTTAGGTATTGGTAGTGCAAGACACCTAACTCAACTTTCTTACGATGAATACGTTGATCGGTTCATAGATCAAGAGGACGAAACCAACACGGCTCTAGGTGCAGTTCCAGAGCGTGTGTTCCGTACCCAAAACGGTGAGTGGGGCGTAGTTCCTATGCCGGACAAAGCCTATCAGGTAGACTTCGAATATTTCATGGACCCTGTTGACCTAATCCTATATACGGATGTTCCGACGGTTCCAGAGCGGTTCCGCCACGTTATTATCGACGGTTCTATGTACTACGCCTACATGTTCCGTGACAACATTGAAATGGCTTCTGTATCACAACGTAAGTTTGACGAGGGTATCAAGCAGATGAGAACCGTGACTGTCAACGAAAACGTCTATATGAGAGCATCGTAGAGTATGCCGGACCGTTGGCAAACATACGCCATCGAATTTAAGGGTGGCCTCATCACGAACATGTCCCCGTTGCAGCATGGTATCAATGCTCCGGGGTCGGCTCGTATCCTTCGTAATTACGAACCATCTATCGAGGGTGGTTATCGTTCGATTCAAGGCTACGATAAGTACGACCCAGACATCGTTCCCCCGTATGGTGCGCCACTGGTTCACGGCAACGGACAGAGTGGCACAACCCTGATTGTTGGGAACATCTACACCGAACCTGCCGCAACCGACGTGTTTTCTCTTGCTGGCGGGGCTGTAGACGGTGCAGCACAAACAGGAACGAGCCTAGATGTAGACGGCTTGGACGTTGCCCCATCAGCAAACGACACATTTACTATTGCTGGGGATACCACAGTTTACACAGTGAGTGCCGCAACTGCTCTCGTAGGTACGGCATCCACCCTGACTATCACTCCGGCAATCACAGTAGCACCTGCAGATAGTGCCGTCCTGTCGTTCCGCTACACGATTGCATCCAGCGGTGTCTCTTTTAGTTCAGTGAACAAACGAGCCACCCTAACCCTAGACCAAACGATGGTTGTCAACCCGTCTGACCAAGATGCCGTAACCTTTGTGTCCGGTTCTGGTATTATTCACGGGGTACACACCTTCGAAAGCGCAGTGATTGCAGCACGGGGTTCAGACCTGTTCAAATCGACGGGTTCGGGGTGGACAAAGATAAACACCCCCAACTACGGTACTGTCTTGGTAGACGGCGGTTCGCAAACCGGTACGAGCCTAGTTGTAGACGGTATTACAGGAACACCGCAGGTTGGAGACACGTTCACGATTGCAGGCGTAGACCTAATCTACACCTTGACAGCTACCCCGACAGTTACCAGCGGCTCTGCAACCTTTGCTATCGACCCAGCCTTGAACAGCAGCCCCGCGAACGACGCAGCCTTGACGTTCCTTTCTGTAGACCGCACCGGCATGGACAAACACCGGTTCGCGAACTTCAACTACAGCGGAACCGACTACATGGTGGGAGTCGATGGAGCCAACGTACCGTTTGTGTACGACGGAACCTTCTTTACAGCCCTCGACGGTATTCCTACGGATGGCAACGGCGCAGGCCACGTAGCAAACTTTAAGAACCAGCTTTTCTTTGCAAAAGGTTCGAACCTGCTGTTTACAGCCCCTTATACCTTCGACGACTTCTCTGCAGCAAGTGGCGCAGGAACAATAAATGTCGGAAGTGCAATTACGGGCTTGATTATTTTTAGAGAACAGCTTATAATATTTAGTGAGAGGTCTATCAAACGACTGGTAGGCAATACGATTGGAGATTTTCAGCTTCAGCCTATTACTCTGGACACCGGCTGTACCGAAACCGACACAATTCAAGAGATTGGCGGGGATGTACTTTACTTGGGACCTGATGGTATTCGTAGCTTGGCTGCAACCGACAGGACAGGGGACTTCGACCTTGCTGTTGCATCGAAGCCGATACAAGATGACGTAACCGACTTTGTGAACCGCAACACCTCGTTTAGTAGCGTGGTGATTCGCCCCAAGAGCCAATACAGACTGCTGGGGTACAATGCGAACTTTTCGGCAGACGCATCACAGGGTATCATCGGTTCGCAGGTAGAGCAGGGAATCAACTGGGCAGAGTTGCAGGGATTCAAGGCGTACGTTGCCAGTAGCAATCTCTACGAAGGAATTGAAACCATCGTGTTCGCGAACACAACCGGATACGTTTACCAGATGGAGTCGGGGAACAGCTTGGATGGCAGCGATATCTACTCAACATTCGCTACCCCTTACATCCCAATCAACGACCCCCGGATTCGCAAGACCATCTACAAGATGCTTTTGTACACAGACCCGGATGGCAGTTTCTTCAGTGAAGTAAACCTGCTGTTTGATTTTGGTGAAACAGGAATAATTCAACCTACGCCGTTTGTTTTCGACAACACCTCTGGTTCTAATGCTCCAGCATTTTATGGAACCTCTATTTACGGGACGGGAACTTACGGTGGTACAATTCAACGACTATTTGAGAGCCAAACAGTAGGCTCCGGGTATGTTGTTTCGCTCCAGTTCCGGGCGAACTCAACGAACCCACCACACTCTTTGGACGCAGTTACGCTCGAATATGGCACTCACGGGCGGCGATAACGGAAGGAAACGACTATGGGTACAGGTTACACAAGGAACGACACGGGTAACAATATCGCAGACGGGAACATAATTTCGGCTAGTGATATTGATGGCGAATACGACGCTATTGAATCTGCGTTTAACGAATCGACGGGCCACACCCACGATGGCACGGCAGCAGAAGGTGCGCCTGTTACTGTCTTGGGTCCGGTTCAAGATTTCATTGCAAGTGCCACAGAAATCAAGCCGAAGACCACGAACACGTTGGATATTGGAACCGTTTCTCTTCAGTTCAAGGATATGTATCTCGACGGAACCGCCTACATTGACGGTTTGGGCGAAGATATCTTGGTTGCAACCGACAAGAAAGTACAATTCCGGGACACAGCCCTGTTTATCAACTCTAGTGTAGATGGTCAACTTGATATTGATGCCGATGTTGAGCTAGAACTTGTAGCCCCTACAGTTGACATTGATGCCTCTACCGCTGTAACCATTGACACTGCCACACTCACAGTAACAGGCTCTGCTAACGTAGTTGGTGACCTAGACGTTGACAACATTAACATCAACGGCAACACCATCTCAAGCACAGACACCAATGGCAACATTGCCCTGACACCTAATGGTACAGGCGAGGTGGACATCAGTAAGGTGGACATCGACAGTGGTGCTATTGATGGTACTGTTATCGGTGCGAATAGTGCTGCCGCAATCACTGGTACAACAATCACTGGTACATCCTTTGTGACCACTGGTGATATGACCTTCGGCGACAGCGACAAGGCCATCTTCGGTGCTGGCAGTGATTTGCAGATTTACCATAACCCTAGCGTTGGCTCGATTATTGAAGATACTGGGGCTGGTGCTTTGTTTGTGCGTGGGAGCAATAGCGTTCAAATTGAAACAACTGCTGGCGTTGATATGTTGTTGGCTAGCGAAGGCGGTGCTGTTACTGCTTACTACAATGGTTCAGCCAAACTCGCCACCACCGCCACAGGCGTGGATGTCACTGGCACTGTGACCAGCGATGGGCTGACTGTGGATGCGGGTGGTGTTCTGTCTATAGGATCAAATAACGCCTCAACAGTTTCTGACATTTCTCTTAGTGGAAACGCTGTAATTGGTGGCGATAGTAGCTTAAATATTACAACAGGTGCTAACGGTTTTTTGGTGCGTACTGGTGCAACAGACGCTTCAGCAGGTTATAGCGATGGCTTAAATGCTCTTTATGTAGCAGACGGCGGCGACATCTCCTTCTACGAAGACACCGGCACAACCGCAAAGTTTTTCTGGGATGCGAGTGCGGAGTCGTTGGGCATTGGGACTACGCCTGAAGCAAAATTGCATATTTCTACTGGCGGCGGGATTGTTCCATTTGCGTCTTCGCAGATTGTTTCTGAAAGTGCTGGCAACAACTATATTGAACTGAATGGCGGTTCAGCAAGCACAACTGCATTGTATTTTGGTGATTCCGCTGACCAAGATGCGGGCGGTGTTTTATACAGTCATAGCAATGATTCTATGAACCTTAGAGTTAATGCGCAAAGTCGCATGACCATCGACAGCAGCGGCAACGTGGCCATTGGGACGAGTTCGCCAGCGACAAGGCTGGATGTTCTTGGTAGTATTAATAATGGTGTTCGTGTGAGTGATGGAACAACAACTGGAATTTTTTATGCGTCTGCTGAGGATACAAATTCGATTGCTGTGGGTACGACAACTAATCACCCGCTTATTTTATACACAAACAACGCACCACGTATGCGCATCACCAGCAGCGGTAACGTGGGCATTGGGACTAGCCCAACCTATAAACTAGATGTTGTATCTGCAGGAAGTCCGTCGCAGCGCATTAGGAATTTTGATGCAGGCGGTACAGCTACTCTACTATTAGAAACTGCAAATACTTTTAGTGGCACTTGTCAGACTTATGTTAGAGCCATAGGTACGGCAGGCAGCGGAGTAAGTCAGCTTGCGTTTGGCACAGCCATAAGTGCTGCAGATACTACAGCTACAGAACGTATGCGCATCCACAGCAGTGGTAACTTGCTGGTGGGGTACACATCTTCCAACGGCGCATACAAACTTCAAGTGAATAGTCAGATTTTTGCAACTAGTGCAACTATTGCTACTTCTGATGGCAATTACAAAGAAAATGTCACCCCTTTAGATGGGGCTTTATCGCTAGTATCGCAATTAAACCCTGTTCAGTTTGACTGGAAGGAGCATCCAGTTCACGAATTTGACCGCAATCAGCCGACTATTGGCTTTATTGCTCAAGAAGTTCAACAGGTTCTTGCGGAACAGCCTTATCTAAATAGCATTGTTAAATCCAATGAATGTGTGCTTGAGCCTGAAGAAACGGACGATGAAGGAAATGTAGTCAAAGAAGCTGTTACCGAACCGTTTTTAGGAATTGCTGAAGGCAATATGGTCGCCTTACTGACTGCCGCAATCAAAGAACAGCAAGCAACAATCACAGCACTTGAGGCTCGTATAGCCGCACTAGAAGCCAACTAACAGGAGGAATAAATGGCTAACACATACACATGGGATTTCCCAACACTAGACACAGCCCCTTCTGAAGATGGCTTGTCAGACGTAATCAAAACAATTCACTGGCGCATAACTGCTGTCAGTGACAGTGAGCAAGATGCAGAGGGTAACTATCTGTCAGCATCAGTGTACGGCACTGCGTCACCTGAACTAGACCCAGATAACTTTGTTGCATTTAACAGTGTGACAAAGGACTGGTGCAAAGAGAAGGTGCTTGCTTCACTGGGTCAAACAGAAGCTGACTTACAGGCAAATCTGGACACCCAGATTGACAACCTTGCTAACCCACCTATCGTACAAAAAGTACCTGCTGGTTGGTAAGCGATGGAAATGACCAGCCTCATCGACATGCTCATCGGCCTGTTCGTGGCTGGTCTGGCATGGTTCCTAAAGGAACAGAACGGCGAACAGAAACGCTTGAATATCTTGGTTAACAAGACACGCGAAGAGTACGCAACTCGTGAAGATGTTCGCAACGATATGCGGCAGGTCATGGAAGCCTTGCATCGGGTCGAGGATAAGTTGGATAAGGTTTTGCAAAGGGACTAGGGTATGGCAACAATTACTACAGATCAGCAATTACAAACAGAAGTAGGTGCACTTGCCGGAGCGGGTATTCCTGCTGCAGTTCCTGTAACACAGACCATTGCTTCCAACGAAATACAGGGAACAACCGGTACTCAAATTGCTGCACAACCTACAGTTCCTACTGCAACGGCGGGAACTGCCGGAACAATAGCCCCCCTACCTACTCAGACGACACCTAACTTAGGCCAAGTCGCAACTACCACGCAGGTAACTCCGCAGGTAGGAACGATGCAAGCCGCTCAAATCACTCAGCCTGTTCAGGTTGACATGACTGGGGTACAGGCAGGTCCGTCTGCAGGAGCAATCGGCACAGCAGCAACCCAACAACTAGACCAACGGGCTACCACCCAATATCAAATGAGTCAACTGTTGGGAAGCATCCAGCAAGGTCAACCGATGCCCCCGTGGGCTGCTCCTGCCGTTCGTAAAATCGGCGGTATTATGCAAGCACGTGGATTGGGCGGCAGTTCGATGGCTGCAGCAGCAATGACCCAAGCTGTCTTGGAATCTGGAATCACGATTGCAGCCGACGACGCAAAGAAGTATGCAACGATTCAGCTTGCAAACCTGAACAACGAACAGCAGATGGCTCTGTCCAACGCTGCAACCTTTGCGGCAATGGACAAGGCAAATTTAAATGCTCGTTTGACTTCTGCAGTAACGAACGCACAGTCTCTTCTTGCTATCGAAACAAAGAACCTCGACGCACAGCAGCAGGCCAATACCCTTTCGTACAACGCCCTGACTCAAGCTATTTTCAAAGATGCCGCTGAAGAAAACGCCCGTCAGCAGTTCAACGCAAAGAACGAGTTGCAGGTTGAGCAGTTCTTTCAAGAGTTGGGAAGTCAGGTCGAGACAGCAAACGCTAACCGGGTAGCCGCAATGAACCAGTTCAATGCTGGTGAAGCCAACGCAATGAATCAGTTCAATGCCTCAATGAATGATGCCCGTTCTAAGTTCAATGCAAACATGCAATTTGCTGTAGATCAATCCAACGTTCAGTGGCGCAGACAAGTAAACACGGCAAATACTGCAGCCGCTAACGAAGCCAACCGCCAAAACGTTCAGAACACTTTTAATGCAACACAAAATGCAATGAATAATCTGTGGCAACAGTATCGTGACAATGCAGCGTGGAACTTTCAAAAGGGAGAATCACAACTGCAACGGCAGCACGAAATCGGAATCATGGCTATGGAATTTGCAAATAGTCAGAAGATATACGATCAAACACAAAAAGACAACCTAGCTGCCGGAGTTGGAAACTGGATTGCCAAGTGGATTGCAAACGCATAAGTTAGGAAAATAGATGTTTGATTTAGGTAACATTATTAGCACCGTCTGGACTTTCGGAAGTTCGTTGTTTGGTGGTGGAAGAAGCAGCAATCCAGCGGACATGTTTGCTGACGAAGATGCTGGTTTGTATGATTCCTCAACCGCTCTGGGATTTATCAAGAAGGGTGCACAAGCTTGGGTTGAATCAAAAGGCAAGGACGCTCAAGTATTTAGTCAAGCACCAGAAATAGAAAGAGCACGTACTATAAAGCAATTGACTCGCGGTACGGCAGTCGGTCAGGTTCAGATGCCTGAAATGCAACAGCGTCTATATCAAAACCCAGAGGTATCACGATATTGGGAAGCCTTGTACAATTCCCAAAACCCACATCTTCAAAACCTACGTGCAGCAGCAGGACAAGAGGTAACCCCTACTGTTCGGTCTGGACGCAAAACAAAAGTTATTGCAGAAGCGACATTGAAAGGTGAGGTAGGCATATGAGAATAGCACAAGATCAGCCTATGCGTGGTACCATCGAAGCGAAAGATCCCTTCGCACGAGTGCCGCCGGGATATAGCATCACCCAAGACAATCAAAACTACGCTTGGGGTCAGCCCCCTCAAACCGTCGATGCAGAAGAAGCCTTGAACAGAGCTATAGCCAGCCTCAAGGTAAAAAAAGTCAAACGCGAAATGATGAAGATGCTAATCGTTGGTGCCTCTGTCGAGGTGCTTGTCGAAGGATATATCATGCAGGGGTTCCAAGAGGGTCGGTTTAATCCTGACGTTGGTGTGATGATCAAGGGTCCTCTTGCAATGGTAATCGCTGGGATGGCAGAAGAGGAAGGTATTCCGTATCGTTTCTTTGAGAACGACGACGAACTAGAGCGTGACGAAATGGACGACGATACATTCTTCCAGATGATGAAGCAAAACAATCCAAGCATGTTTGCTTACGTTAGCGAACAGATTAACGAGGAAATTCGGCGTGGCTACATACCAGAAGAACCAAAGCCGGAAAGCTTTATGAATATGAAACCGACGAAAGAAGAGGCTGAATAAGATGGGTATTGGTGCAGCATTCGCTACTGGCCTTATCAAGGGCTTCACACAGAACATTGAAAAAGAAGAAGCAAGACGTTTAGCTGAACAGGCTAAAGTTGACAGAATTGAAGAATTGGCAATTCAAGCAAGCTGGGATCCTAAAAAAGATACCAGCGGCATATTTACTCTGATTAAATCCGCTCGTCAAAAGTTTAATGAGCGTGAGCCTATTGGCCCGTTTGGTCGCGCAACCGACGGGATAGATTTGGATCTTGCAAAGATGCAAAGTTCTTTGCAGAGAGCATCTGATTACGAAGCACAAATTGGTTCTTACGGGTTTGACTACAACGTTTTTGGAAAAGGCGGTAAAGTAGAAAGTCCACTTGCTCTGAACTCTATGTATCGATCTCTTTCTTCAAAAGAACAGTCTGGACTAAAGAATCTTACGGCACCACAGTTGAGTGCTTTCATAGGAACGATTCAAACACACATGAATATCCTTACCAATGAATATGATGCTGAACTAAAAAGAAACGGTGGTGATATTAATTTAGTTTCGTGGAATCCTGCAAAAACATTTAAGAATATACAGCCCTACCTTGATCAGCTTTTAGCTTTAAAAACGGGGGTTATGAAACCAGAGGGTGCTGATGAGAATGTCGCATCTGGTGCATCTGCAATCGTATCTACAGACGAGTTATCTAGAACGGTCGATAGTAACGGATCTATACGCCTAACTATAAATTTTAACGATGAAACTTACGGTAATGCGTACGGACAATTAGCAGATGGTCTAGGTATAGAGCGAAACAAATTTGCAGAGGTGTTCGATTCACAGCTTGCTAACATAACTGGATTTGACCTGAGTAGAAAAACAAGGGCATTAAATGGTGCAGCCACAATCATCAATACTTTTGGCAGGGACTTGAACTTGGATAGTGAAAGTCCAAACTTTAATTTGATGGAACAAGCAACAGCAGAAGATATTTTAAGTAAGTTGCGTAATGCTACAAACAACGATCCGATTGCAATGCAGGTAGCACTTGCTTTGATGGTTCCCTTGACAGATTGGGACCCAAGCAGTGGAAATATAAACGTGAAGGATGTGAGCACAACTAATAGACTGTATGGTGCCAGATTGTTAATAAGTCGTAATGCAAAAGAAGAAGACTTCAATAAAATTAAAGAACGGGATGTTGAAGTAGGTAATACTATTGTTGAATTAAAGGATTACGTTAAACTACTGCAAGATCAGGTAGCAAAAGCAGGTGAGGGTAAATCTCCCCCTATTATTGCTGGCAAAGCCTACCTTTTAATTGCTGCAGGTAAGGCTGTTGCAAGAAGTCTTTTAGGTAGAAACGACAGTGATTTTTGGGGAAGTAAAGACAGCGAATTTATAGATGCAAGCTTCGTCACTCAATATGGCCCATCAACTATGGTGGTATCTCAGTCTGAAGTTGCTAATTTATCAACTGACCCTGACGGCGATCCTGTAAAATACGTCACAAAAGAAAGGTTGGCGGAACTCAATGCAGGTATTAAAGCAAAGTATAATGAGGGTTATAAAAGATACTTAAAGCAATCTAATGGAGATGAAAGTTTTGCAGAGCAGCAAGCTATACAGTTTGCAAAACTAGAAGCATCCCGTATTGCTCTTGCTTTCCAGATGGCACGTGCGGCTGATCCGTCTGGTCGTTTGTCTAACCAAGACATTGATGCTCAGTTGGTTAGATTAGGAAGCAACTGGGACACTCCTGAAATTGCTATTGAACGAGCAACTCTAGCATTAAACCAGTTTCAGCGTCAGAAAGATCAATACTCATATATCATACAGATTGCGGATTCATCTGGTCGTGCTACTCCTCTATCCAAAAAACAAATTAAGGGTGCGTATACCTTTATGCAGCTTTCAAAAAAAGCAGGATATCGGACTCCTATGACGGCTGCAAGCGGAATGAAGCCGGAAGAAGGAGCCGTACCAACCTTAAGAGATACGAAACTCTGGTATTGGGATTCCATGACCAATACAATACGCACACGTGATCCGCAAAATAAATACAAAACTGTACAGGATGCTACTCCAGAAGAATTAGAAACATGGAAAAAGAATGCCCCAGATGCGTGGAACATGTGGGCACAAACTCAAGAGCAAGTCTAAAGGATACGTACTGTAATGGTTCTTCAAAACACACAACAAGAGAACATAGACGACATTTCTGCAATGACTGTAGCAGGCGAAATTCCCGCTTCTGTTGCAGAAACAAATTCTACTTTAGATAAACCGAACTCTTTTTATCGGAATGTTGAGACTGCCCGTGATAAAGCCTTGCGTCCTGTAGGTAAGGCTGTTGCAGAGACCGGTATTCTTGGTAAAGGAATTCGTACGCCTTTAGAAAAACGTGCTGACATAGCGGCAGAAACACAGCAGGCAGAACGCCCCGTTACTTTAGATATGACTGCCTTCAAGGACATGATTGTTGCTGGACAAGTAGATGAAGTAGATGTCGATAGCCTACAAGGGGCACTATCTATTGTTAACAATCCGTCCATGCTGTCGTCAATGGGCTTAAACGAGCAGCAAAAAGAAGAAGAACTAAAATCTGCAAACGACTTATTACAAGGTTCGTACAGCTACTACAAGCAACAGTACGAATCACCAAAAGTTGCACGTCGGTTTACGGATGAATTTGGTGATTTTGAGCCGACTGTAGAAAAGGAAGCGGACCCGCTTCTTCATTCCGAACAGCGCAAACAGTTTGACTCTTCAAAAGCTATCAGCGTGATTACAAGCGGTAAGTTTGCTACAGACAGAGCAGGTAACGAAACAGGTCTTTCTAGAAAAGAACAGACTATCTTAGAGCAAATTATGGTCGATGGTGTTAGTACCCACGACTTTATGGACATGGTTATCGAAAGAATAAACGATGGGTATATTCGTTCTAACGCACAATTTTTAGGGGACGCAGCACTTAGCTATGTTCCAGCGGGTGTTTCCGCAGGTGCGTACTATGCGGCTAAAGGCATTGGAAGCATGGTAGGTATAACAGACTCAATTCAGTGGAATGAGGCGTGGAAAGCTACAGAAGGATACCGCAACAAAGTACAAGAAACTTGGGATAAAACTCTTTCAGATAGTGTGGCTATCCAAGACATAAACGAAACTTGGAATGAGTTTATTCGTGACAGACTAGAGGAAAAACGACAGGCTGGCGAGATTAACGACGAGACATACAACAGGCTAATATCCGTTAAAGTACCGCAAGCCGACGGAACAGAGAAAGATGCACCCATAAACTATCTGTCTGACGAAGATGTTTATCAGGTAATGAATACGGCAACAAACCTGTTTAGTAAAAGTGAAAGATTTATGCTATCTTTTGTAGAAGCTGCCGGTTTAGTAACCGCTGACTTAGGAACAAAAGCCAAGAAAAGCCTAAAAGTATATGACGACTTAGTTGAAGATGTTCAAGCTATACGTAAGGCTGGCGGGGCAGTTGCTGATAAGATAAAAGACGTAGATGACGTTGGGGCATTCTTTATTTTAAAGCACGACAATGATTTTCGTGATCTTTTGAAAAAGTATAATGAAAAAGACGTATTGCGCGGTATAGACATGAATCAATCGCGGGTCGGTTTCAAACGCCTAAAAGACGGCATCAACGATACTGACATGAAAATTCGTGACTTGGAAATGAAAAAGGGATTTGATCTATCGCGTCCGTCCGTCGAATACTTAGAATTAACTCGTAAAAGGGAATCCCTTACAAATCAGTTGATCAGGGCAAAGTTGCTTAATAACATGCCTGTAAGCGTTATTTGGCAGGGGGTTAAAGATACTACCCTATTGTCAGTAGCCCAATACAATGCCGGTGAACTTCTTACTGATGCGTTTGATGGTGACAGGCTAACTGCAGAAGCTATGGGAAGCATAGGATATCTAACAGTAGGTAAGGGTGGTCTTTTCATCACTGGAAAAATGCTGAACTATGCGAATAGTGCTGCAGGAGACTTGACTAATCAGCTTGCGATAGGCATTGAAAGTCTGATTGATGTTGCTGGGTATGAAAAATTAACTGGCAGAAGCATAGGAGGTTTGCTTTCAGATGCTGATGTAACAGCGTACGCTAATCTCCTACGTCAGAATGGAATGAACGTAGGCTCTAAAGAAATCCGTGCTTTAAATTATGTTAGAAAGCTGTCAGCGCGGCTAACGCCTGAAAACAGGGATCAAGTAGCAAGATACGCTCGAACCATGCGGGAAGCACAAGAAAAAATACTTGCTATGTGGGACCCAGAGGATACTGAAGGTTTAGCCCGTGCTCGTCAAACATTTTCTCTTTCTACTGCTTCTCTAACTAACTTGAGTTGGATGAGAGCGTCAGAGCAGCTTGCACTTGGTAAAATAAGTGCTAAAGAACTTACGTCTTTGACCAATGTAAACGAAGCACAGACCTTACAAAACTTTCGTGCATTTACCTTACAACAAGGAAGCGAGTTTGTAGCCCAGCTAGAATCTCAACTAAAGAATGCTAACATAACAGACGTCAAATCTCGTAAGATTATTTCAGACTACATTGGTGTCTTGAAGCAGGGCTTGGCAACTAGCCAAGAACACCTCAATGCGGACGGAAGAGATTTAAGCGAAAAGGTTATGGACGCAAGGGACCTGCTTCTAAGCAGTCGGTTTACCAACGCAGATCATAGTGTAATTTCCCGCCTAGAAGAGGTCCACCTCGATGTGCAGAGACGCTTAAACCCAGAGTTGGACGAACTAGCAGAAGCAAATAAGCTTGCCACTCAGCGTATGGAAATGCACACAGAACGGGCGAAAGATTTAACTAAGTTCAACCTGAACTACGGTACAGGACTTCGCCTCGCACGAGGATGGGAAAACCTAATTGGTGGATTTCTTACAGATGCAAAGAAGACGGCCCGTCGTGGTTTTATTGACTTAGACAAAAAAGCCATCTCTGAAGAAAAGTCAGTAGATGTCACTGACCTTGTTCGCCGCATGTTTCGTATTGCAAAAGATGAAAATGCACCTAGCACGAGTTCTGCGCTAGGAGAGTTCTTTGGTCGAGACAGTGCATTTTTTGCTGGCAACTTAGGTAAAAGGGCACGTAAAGCTTTTAATGAAATGGCTAGACGTGAAATAGACAAGCTACCAAACACCACCTTTGAAAAGATGAGACTTCGCCATTCCACGCCTGTGTTTAGCGATGGAACAAAAAATGATGAGTTTATTAGTGAAGATGTTTCACCACTAGAGATAGTAATTTGGCACTCAGAAAACGGAGAGTTAGGTGCATTCAAAGCACTACCCGGAGAGGTTATGGACGTAGTTTCTGCTTTTGCAGAATACGGCGCACGGATAAGAAATGATAGCTTATCTGCGCGGTACTTTGAGTTTGTTACAGAAGCAAAGGAAATAATTCCACAAGAGTACAGAGATGAGTGGGATTCTGCTGCACGAATATATCAAGCAGAATGGTGGGATAGAATTCGCCTAAACGGACCCATTACTAAAACTTTTGCAAAAAACGGTGTAACAACAGTGGGTGCAAGGGAAAGGGCTGCTGATAACGGCTCTGACTATTTGAACTTTGAAGACTTAGATGTCAACGAGGTATACGGTACGGAAATAAACACGTCTATCTTTACTAGAAATTATAAGGGTAATGACAATCCTGTAACCATGTTAAATAACTTTGTTGGACAAGTTAGCAAGGCTATTTCTGGAAATAATAAAGCTACCACAATAAATGAAATTGGTGTGCAATTTAATACTATGCTACAAGAACTGGCTAGTAGAGATGAAAAAGGAAACGCTGTATTTAGAGCAGATAGCCCTGAAGACATTGCAAGACTTCGAGCAATATCTGGATATCTTTCTGCCTACATATATGATGCGTGGGGTAAGGACGCTCAAAGATCTTTAAAAGCAATAACCTCTGGGCAAACAGAAGTTGTAGGGGCGTTTGGCGCAGTAGATGTTCCGTCAGCGTTTCCTTCTATAAACGTAGATGACTTAGAAAACTTACAGCAAGCTTTAAGATTTCCTGTACGATACGCAGATGGCTCTAGTGAAATGATTAATATCGTGGATTTAGGTGGGATACTCGAAACAAACAACAGCATTTTCCACGAACTATCCAACTCTAAAGCATTTGCACAAAAGGTTGTAGAACTACGCGCCGATGTAGTTGGCAAGGTAGAAGCGGCAGCAACCGAAGCCGTAAGAAACAAAAGAATACTGCAAGTCGGACAAGACAGTGTGATTAAAGCTTCTAATATTCCTATAGACAAGCCTGAAGATTTTCTTATGAATGTGTTTAATATAGGTGAGGGCGGACTATACAGAATCCAAGACATGAAGAGAAACGCCCTTATAAATCTGGTAGGTGCAAAGAAGTTCAAAGAGGGTGGAGGAGATGTCATCAGCCTTACCGTTAATGTTGATGGACAAGACGTAAACGCCGTAGAAGTTATTGATCAGGCATTCCGTAGCATGGTCATCAACGGTATGATGAACGTTGCAAAGCTTAAAACTCAAGAAGGAAAAACTCTACTGGGATTGCCAGAAGGACAGAAAGTTCTGAAAACCTTCGATGCACCAGCAGAAGGAGCTTTACTTTTTGAGGGTGAGCAGGGGGCTATCTTTAAGAAAAATCTAACAGCGTTGCTTGTTGGAACAGAATCCCTTTCTTACAATATTCCTACAGAAAAACAGATGAAAGACGCGGAAAAGTGGGTTGATGCTATCGAAGGTGTATTTGACTTTTTGGCTTCACAAGCAAAGACTGATCTTACCCGCGTCGAAATAGGCAACCTATTCCGCCCTCTCACTACTAACTATGCCATGTCTCGTGGTTTTAGTTTGATGCGAAATCAAGTCAGTGTTCCGTATGTGTCCGGCGAACTAGCTTTATCTATTGCCACCGCTGCTGGAATTGATATGATGAAGATGGCAGCAACTAGCAGAGAAAACGCAGAGTTTGTTCTTAGGGTTATGGAATATCCACAAAGTATGACTAAGAAGGACTTTGAAAAATTTGGAAGTGCAACATTTGACTTCGTATACACAGAGATGTCAAGACTAGGTTTGAATATGGTTGACTATCTTCCAGAAGGAACACCTGAAGACATACAGAAATACTTTACGGCACAACTAATTCCCGGAGATACAGAAGGATGATGAAAACATATTACAACGGACAACGCAAGGGTATGATGTATGGTGGTATGTCTCGTCGCAAGCCGATGATGTACGGCGGTACAGCAACCAAGCCCCGCAAAAAAGCACAGATGGGTGGGATGATGCAGTCTGCGCCTATGATGCAACCACAGAAACAAGAGAAACCGACCCAGATGCAACCTATGGGTATGT